ATTCTCTTCCTCTTGTGGAGGCGGAGGCGGAAGAAAAGGAAGCGGAATGGCTCCGATATACGATTACTCATGCCAGAAGTGTAACCACGAGTTCGAGGCCGATCAAAAGATTACCGAAGATCCTTTGACCGAATGCCCCAATTGCGGAAGCGATCAGGCCAAGCGATTCATCTCAAGTTCGTCCACATTCATTCTCAAAGGCGGCGGATGGTATTCTGATGGATATGCATCTTCCAATAAAAAGGATTAAATAGTGGAAGAGTTCGATCATACTTTTTGGTCCGACCGGCCATGGGATTTTAAGAAACAATTCATCGATCAGGCTGGTCATATCGTTTACTCGATTTTAGTTTTACTTCCCGTTTTACTTATACAGAATCAGGTTATAGGTTGCGCTTGTAGCGCAGTAGGTTTAGGTATAATTCGCGAATGGGAACAATGGAAAAAGAAATACAGATTACATCTATTTGATAGGGTGGTTGACATTGTATTTTTTGGGCTCGGTGGTGCTTTAATCGGTTATATAGTTTAAGGGAGCATGAAATGGCTGCAAAGAAAAAGACTACACGAAAGAAAACAACTCGCAAGAAAACTACTAGAAAAAAGGCAGCTGCCAAAAAAACTGTTGAGGCAGAAGTTCCGGAGCCGTCCAAAATTGATCTTTTGCGGATCGCGTTGGAACAGGCTAGGAATAATCCAAATCCAGATTTAGCTGAAATTGAAGCAATTGAAATGGCATTGAGAGCAGCTACAGAAATTCCAGATACATGGTTTGAGTAATTATGATTTTGAAAGATTTCGTTTATAATAATGTGAAGATTACTAAGATTGTGGACGCAGATACCATCGATCTTAGTATTGATCTCGGTTTTCGTTTATGCACAAAACAAAGATTTCGATTGATGGGTATTAATGCTCCAGAAATCCGTGGAAGCGAAAGCGCATATGGTATTATCGCAAAGGCTAGAGTTAATACCCTATTAGGTGCATATCCAATTTCGCGTATTAAGACATATAAAGCTGATAGTTTTGGGAGATGGTTAGCAGATGTTTGGCTGACGTATCCTGAATCTGAAGTTATGCTACAAGATCAATTGATATCTGAAGGTCTAGTTGCTCCTTGGGACGGAAAAGGTAGAACGCCTAAGCCTTGGTTAACTGAAGACTATCCATTGCTCGTAGAAACTGACATTCACGTTTCTACATCCTGGACATTAATTAAAGACTATTATTATGTTTTATACACTGTTTGAAAAAGATTGGCTTGATTCATATCGTTCTGAATTGAAAGAATTGCTGGGAGATCCTGAAGGGGATCTGGGAAATAGCGATCTTTGGATTTTGCTTTGTGTCTTAGATGATATTAAAGCTGGAAAAATATCCGATTTGTCGTATAGCTATACCGATTAAATTAACAGTTAAGCCGGGTTGGCGGAATTGGTATACGCAGGAGACTTAAAATCTCCCGACCGTATGGTCTTGCGGGTTCGAGTCCCGCACCCGGTACCATTTAAATGCACCTGTAGCTCAGTTGGATAGAGCGGCTGCCTTCTAAGCAGCGGGTCGCAGGTTCGAGTCCTGCCAGGTGCGCCATAGGAGTTGAAAAAATGCCAAAGATTGAACTGATGCAAGGCGATTGTCTGAAGAAGATGAAGGATATTCCAAAAGATAGTATCGATATGGTTTTATGTGATTTGCCTTATGGTGTAACAGCACCAAAATGGGATTCAATTTTGCCAATGTCCTTGTTGTGGACTGAATACAAAAGAATAATGAATAAAGAGGGTGTTATGGTTTTTACGGCAACCCAACCCTTCACAACCATGCTTATTTCATCAAACTTATCCGATTTCAAATATTGTTGGTATTGGATAAAGAATCAAGGAACAAATTTCTTTCACGCTAAACGGATGCCAATTCGCAAGGTAGAAGAAGTTGTAGTTTTTGGGGGGAAAAGATATTTTCCACAGATTACAGATGGACATATTCCGACAAACTCAGCAAAAGGATGTAGCGATGGAAAGGCTTATCATGGAACAAACACAAGAAATTATGAAGGCGGTAAAACAACTCGTTACCCTGTTAATGTTTTAGAAATAAAATGTGTAGATAATTATTCTCGTGCTCATTCAAGCGAAAAGCCAGTGGAACTTATGGATTACCTTATTCGTACTTATACAAATGAAGGTCGATACGGTTCTTGATAATTGTATGGGTTCTGGGACAACAGGAGTAGCTTGTGTGAACCTTAATAGAAATTTCATAGGAATAGAATTAGACCCAGAGTATTTCAAAAATTGCAGAGAATAGAATAAATGAAAATCTATAAAATAACCGAAGCAAGGTGCGCCATTTTCATGTAGAGATAAACTGGTATACTTCTTTTATTTCCTCGTATTATACATATCCTTATAGTCATTGAGGGCCCTAGGCCTTAATGTTACATTATTAACCAGGTCGTTGACGCGAACGAAGTGAGCGTCAACAATCGCGAAGCGATTTATATTAAGGTGATTTGATGGAAAAGTCTATTCCTATTTCCGAACTACAAAAGCGATCTATCTTTGTTGCCTCACCTATGTACGGTGGTCAGTGTCATGGAATGTATGCAAAATCTTGTGTAGATTTGTCCATGCTCGCTCAGCAGCATGGTATTAATTGTAAATTTTATTATTTATTCAACGAATCACTGATTACAAGAGCGCGCAACTATCTGGTTGATGAGTTTTTGCGATCGGGTATGACACATTTAATGTTCATTGATTCTGATATTAGCTTCAATCCTAATGATGTGTTGGCACTATTAGCACTATCAGAACCAGGCAATGATATGCCTATTATTGGTGCACCATATCCTAAAAAGTGTATTGCATGGGAACGAATTGCACATGCAGTAAAGACGGGATACGCAGATGAAGATCCTGCAAGGTTGGAAAGACTCGTAGGTGATTTTGTATTTAATCCAGCGCAAGGGGTGAATGAGATTAAACTAGGCGAGCCTGTAGAAGTATTGGAAACTGGTACAGGGTTTATGATGATTCAACGAGAAGCGTTGATCAAGTGGAAAGAAGCATATCCAGAGTTTGAATATCGACCCGATCATAACCGTTCTGAGCATTTTGATGGTAGTCGAATGATTCATGCATATTTTGATACTGTTATTGATCCTGAGACTAAGCGTTATCTTTCAGAGGATTACATGTTTTGTCAATGGGCTCGAAAGATTGGCGTGAAGACTTGGTTGTGCCCTTGGATGGAAACAATTCACATTGGTACCTACAACTTCTCAGGTACGTTGACTGCATTGGCTGAAGTTCCTGGGGCAACTCATGGTGGAATGATGGATCAAAAGGCTGCAAAAATTGGAGATGGTAGCAATCATGTAAGTGCTCCACCAGCAGTTCCTCCTGCACTTACGCCTTCACCCACACTTACCTCTCCTGCTGAAGCTAAAAACCGAGCAGAAAGACGACGAGAAGAAATGAAGAAGCGTAGAGAAGAGCGAAAGAAGAAGAAGGCTGCATCGTCTTGAAGTATAACGAAAAGGCTATTCTCAAAGAAATTGAGAATTACATAGAGTCAACATACGGGCAACACTATGTTGGTAAGAATGAAGTCCAGATACAGGATCTACTTCATTCTATTGATATTGCTGTGCCATTTTGCCAAGCCAATGCGATTAAGTACCTTTCTCGATATGGTAAGAAAAAAGGTCATAATAGACTTGACCTGGTTAAGGCGGTACATTATATTATACTACTGTTGCATTTCAGTGATGAGGAGAAATCGTGAAGATTAGTAATGACACATTGAATATTATGAGTAGCTTTACCAACTTGAATACACAGATTCAAGTAAAGCCTGGTTCTAACATTGTAACGGTATCCAGTACCAATTCAGTTTTGGCTAATGCAAAGGTCGAAGAGACTTTCGATACTGAGTTTTGCATTTATGACCTGAGCCAGTTTCTTGGTGCAGTTAGTATGTTCGATTCGCCAGAGTTTGAGTTTAGTGATAAGTCCGTTAAAGTGTCTAACGGTAATGGATCGTATTTCAATTATGTGTATGCAGATCCACGAACCATTACAGTTCCGCCTAAGGATCGCTTGGAGCTTGATGGTGACAAGGTGACGTTTACCTTGACGAACGATAAGATGAAGTCCTTGCAAAAGGCATCGGCTGTTCTTGGTTTGCCTAATCTTGTCATTCGGAATCATGATAGTGATGGGATTGAGATTTCTGTCGAAGATGTCAAGAACCCTACGAGCAATAAGTTCGCTGGTGGTACTATCGATTCTATGCGACCAGATAATGTCGAATTTCAGTTTGTGTTTAAGGTTGATAATATCAAGATTTTGAGTTTTGATTACAATGTCGAGATTTATCCAGATAAGAAGGTTGCACATTTCCAATCGACCAATGATGTGGTAGAGTATTGGATCGCTCTTGAGCATAACGATACGTTTTACAATCAAGGATAATTGATGAAAATTCGTGATGAGTTTCTATTCGTTGAGAAGTATCGACCAACGGCAATAGACGACTGTATTCTTCCGCAGAGCATTAAGGATACATTTCAAGAATTTGTAGATCAGCAATCGATTCCTAATCTACTTTTGAGTGGTGGGCCGGGTGTCGGTAAGACGACTGTTGCGCGTGCTTTGTGTGACCAGATCAATGCTGACTACATTATGATTAATGGTAGTGACGAGTCTGGGATCGACGTTCTACGAACCAAGATACAAAGATTTTGCATCTACTGTTAGCTTTAGTGGTGGTCGAAAGATTGTTATCATTGATGAGGCTGATTATCTAAATCCTCAATCGACGCAACCTGCAATGCGTGGGTTCATCGAACAGTTCTCTGGTAACTGTGGTTTCATCTTTACTTGTAATTTCAAGAATCGAATTATCGCACCTATTCATTCGCGATGTTCGGTAATTGATTTCAAGATTGTCAATGGCGACAAGCAAAAGATGGCAGCAATGTTTATGCGTCGTATCATTGAAATTCTAGATCATGAGAATATTACATACGATAAGAAGGTAGTGGCTGAGTTAATCACTCGATACTTTCCNGATTTTCGTCGTGTTCTTAATGAGCTTCAAAGGTACTCATCGAGCGGAACAATTGACACAGGAATTCTAACGCAGATTTCCGATGTCAATATGAAAGATTTGATGGGTGCATTGAAAGAGAAGAATTTCAAAGAGATGCGTAAGTGGGTTGCATTGAATATCGATAATGATCCTCAAAAGATTTATCGAAAGATTTATGATTCGATGTATGACTACTTGGCACCTTCTTCGATTCCTCAGACGGTAATTACATTGGCAGACTATCAGTACAAGTCTGCGTTTGTTGCAGACCAAGAAGTAAATTTGGTTGCATGTTTGACTGAGCTGATGGTTGAAGGGGAGTTTAATTAATGATCGACTTGCTTTTCAATAATATGTTAATGGAGCATCAAATCAAGTCGGCCAATAATCTTCAGTTTCGATATGTCGTTGGGCTTAGAAATGATATGGATTATAAAATGTTAAGGGAGGAGATTGATCCGGCTGTATATATTATTGCTGTAACATCTTCTACAATTCCTATTAGTTGGGCAGATGTGGTCGAGCAAGCAAAGACTGGAAAGTTGATATTTCATAAGGTTGGTATATCGAATACAAATTCGGATCCAATGGTTTATGATTTTAAGGCTGGCGTGAAGAGTCGGCCTATGAAAAAAACTTCTTNGTTTTCTCGTATGCAAAAATATGTTCATCCTAGTAACGAATCTGAGTATTTAGCTGTTGCAGGAGCATATAGGTTTAGGTGATACTGCTAATTGCAATAATAAATTGTGTTAAGGATTACACCGAAGAAACTCGCGGGCAAATTGTTCACAAATATGAGCAAGAGGTACTAGGAATGATTGTTGATAATTTTGGTTATCATCCAGCAGGAAGTAAAAGAGAAGGATCAGCTAATAGGTATATTCAAGAAAATTCACTTTCAAATATAAGAAGGCTCGAAATACGAAAAGAGAGGGAAAATGGTCTGGGAACACTGGAACATTTTTTTTAATAAGGATTAATAAGTAAAATGAATTGGATAAATGGGTTTGTGGTTTTGGTAATTGTTGTGTTGTCTCTAACATGGACGACCTGTCAATGGATCGAGTGTAGAGATAATGATTTGTCGGCTTTTTATTGTTTGCAGCATATTCAGGGAGGAGGACCGAGTGGATGATGTAATACTGTTGATTGTTGGTTTGATGTTCTATAGTATTGTTGCGTATTATGGAACTACATTTAAAATCTATTGGGATGCAAGTTCGGGAGTTAAGAGAAGCATCAAAGGATATAAGAAGTATTGGAAAGGTATTAATGGCTAATCTTGGTGATTTTCTAAAAACGATCAATTCAGAGAAAGTGAATTTGATCGATGAAGATCCGAATGCGGAGAAGGAGTATCTTCCTTTTATCGTGAATCGAACTTTGTCATATCAGCCAGATTGTATTCCGTGGGTTCAAGAAATGAACCTACGGCCGTTTGCGGAAAACAAGATGCAGTTTGATTTTCTATTGAACTCTATCCGAAAGAAGAAGCGATTCGCTAAGTGGGTGAAGCCAGAAAAAAATGCCGATCTAGAATTGGTTAAAAAGTTTTACGGATATAATAATAAAAAAGCAATGGAAGCATTGACAATTCTGTCCGAAGATCAGTTGAAGTCTATGCGTAAGTCCATGTCAACAGGAGGAATTAAAAAGAAGTGATTTATAAATATTCAATATGATAATTCATTTGAGGATACTTGTGATGGATATAGAAATAGATGATGTGAGGAAAAAGCAGCGCGTTGTAGTTGAAATTTCTATTGGTGATTTAATTGAAGTTGAATTAAATGATCCTGATGATTTTTTNAAAATTCGTGAAACGCTTACTCGNATAGGTGTTGCAAGTCGAAAAGATAAGACGCTATATCAATCGTGTCANATTCTTCATAAGAAATCGAAATATTATATAGTTCACTTCAAAGAGTTGTTTGCTCTTGATGGTAAGCCAACAAATATAGAAGAGAATGATATTGCTAGAAGAAACACTATAGCAAAT